TTAACAGTAATAGCACCAAGGGTAACAGGATGCAAACATGATCCTGTACTCTGCTTGTTCATTGTAACCGGCTTGCTCATTGCAAATACTGTTTTACTGCATGTTGGTAGTAAAACTATTGCCGCGGCATGTTTATTCTCACCATGCGTTGCTATTGTATCATTGGCTGTACTAACAATTGAAGCTTCAGCAAACACCGTAGGTGCGCCTGGACCAGTGATTGCGCCTGGGCCTACTAACGATGTACCTACTTTTCCTATTCCGAACATAACAATTATTTATCTTCTTTAATATCTGCTTCTGCTTCTGCTTCAGATTCAAGCATAGCGTTGTAGTCCTTATTAGTGTTCTCTAACGTTGGTAACACACAAAGAATGGTGTTGAGTTGCATAGTTACTATTTCTGCTTTAGCAGTTAGTACAAACGGTCCTAGCACTACGTCTGGGCCATTAATTAATACTGACCTTGGGTTTTGAATTGTAATGCAATCATCTTCTATATTAATAAGTTTACCAATAAACTCATCATTAGTAATACTTCTAACTGTAACTGTTTCTGATAGTTGATCTTCTAATATTGTAGTAAACATTATATTGTACCTAGTTTGTTTGTGTCTATCAGTGCTTTAAATTCTGTAAAGCCACCAATTTTTTCGCCATCGACAATTATTTGAGGGAATGTTCTTGCAGTTGGGAAGATTTCCATTAGGTCTTCTCTAATAAAATCTTCATCTAACATTTTGTATGTTAGTTCGTACCCTTCCCTTTCTGCCAATGCTTTTGCCTGTGTGCAAAAAGGACATTGTGGTTTGCTATAAATTTCTACTATCATTATAAACTAAATCCTTTAAATGTGTCTTCGGTTACATCTTGCTTAGTACCACCAGTAATGTAACTACTAATTTCTGTTTCTTGTGGTGCTACTTGTACCTCACTACCACTAATCCATTTTTGTGTCCACGGTAACGGGCTAGTTGCACTAGAAGTGTAAGGACAATTAAGTCCAACAGCTCTCATACGTTTGGCGCCAATCCACTCAACATAATTTTTAAGTAGTTCAGCGTTTAACCCGATCATACTACCATCTTTAAACAAGTAATCAGCCCAAGCCTTTTCTTGTTGTATGGCTTCCATAAACATCTCTACACATGCACCATCAGTTTCTTTTGCAATTTTGGCAAAATCTTTGTCGTCTGTTTTTAACAGTTTCAACATCTGCTGGGTACTTGCTAAGTGAACGTTCTCATCTCTAGCAATAAGTTTAATAATCTTTGCATTACCTTCCATCTTCTTAAGTTCTGCAAAGGCCCAACTACATGCAAATGATACATAAAAACGTACACCTTCAAGTATATTTACACTCATTAGGCATAACCATAGCTTCTTTTTGATCGAATATAAGTCAACTATAACTTTTTTGCCATTAACGGTATGTGTACCAACGCCTAACATCTTATAATAACCAATGTCTTCTATGAGGTCATCATAGTAACGACTAATAGTATCAGAACATGCTACAATCTCTCTCATATTCAACATGTTGTCAAATACTACACTTGGATCAGAATAAATATTGCGTATAATATGTGTATAACTTCTACTGTGGATTGTTTCTGAAAATGCCCATGTTTCAATCCAAGTTTCTAACTCTGGCAAACTTACTATAGGTAGCAATGCTAAATTAGGCGAACGGCCTTGTACACTATCTAAGATAATTTGTCTTTTTAAATTGCTAGTAAAAATGTGTTGTTCGTGTTCTGTTAGATCTCTAAAGTCTTTTGTGTCTTTAGTGATGTCTACTTCTTCGGGTCGCCAAAAGAAACCTAACTGCTTTTCTGTTAGCTTATCAAATTGTCTATATTTTAATACATCGAATCGCTGGACATTTACTCCGCCTGATGCATCTAAAAACATACTACTCTTAGTATTGTCTTTAGGCTTGGTATTAAAGACGCTCATTAACTCTTTCCTTAAATTTTACAACTATCGCAATCGTCATCATCTACTGAGGTAACAAAGTTTGCTTCAACTGACTTACGCGATTCTTCTTTATCAATATCTATCTCGCCTTGGCCGTCGTGTGTGTTATTATAGTACAACTGCTTTCCGCCATACTTATAAAACATGATAATATGCTGTAGTAGTACACTCATCGGAATTTTTTCATCCTCAAAATGTTCTGGGTTATATGATGTATTCACAGAGATACCTTGATCGATATACTTCTGTAAAACTGCCATTATTTTTAAGTAACCTTCGGGACTTTTCTGATCCCAAAGTAGGTCATACTTATTTTTTAATTTTGCATACTGAGGTACTACTTGTTTTAGTACACCATGCTTACTTTGTTTAATACTTACAAAACTACGTGGTGGTTCAATACCGTTAGTGCTATTGCTAATTTGTGCAGATGTTTCTGCTGGCATTAGTGCCATTAGTGTCGAATTACGAATACCAGAGAACTTTAGTTGTGCTCTTAGTCCTTTCCAATCCATTCTTTCTTTGTGTTTAACTAACTCGTCAACATCTTTCTTGTATGTTTGATTAGGTGTTATGCCGTCTCCGTACTTTGTTTCATTTGTACCAGGACATGCACCTTTCTCAACTGCCAAGTCTGCACTTGCTTTAATTAAGTAGTAACTCCATGCTTCTGCAAATTCATCAACTAATTCTAAGTTAGGGTCTTGGTAATTAGTATCATTTTTTGCTAACCAAAATGCAAAGTTAATAATACCAACACCTAAAGGACGCCTTTTATATGTGGCTATCTCTGCCGCCAGTACTGGGTACTTTTGGTAGTCTAGCAACGCATCTAAGCCCCTTACAGCAAGTTCGCAAGGCTTAGCAAAGTCTTGTGGGGTCTTTATTCTTCCCCAGTTAATTGCTGACAATGTACACAATGCAATCTCGCCTTCTTCGTCATTAATTGTTGTTAACGGCTTAGTTGGTAGATTAATTTCTGTACATAAGTTAGACTGTCTAATAGGTGCTACATCTTCTTTGAACGATCCATGTGTGTTTGCATGGTCAACATTCATTAAGTATATTCTACCTGTATCTTTTCTTTCTGTTGCAAATGCACTGAATAAGTCAATTGCTTTAATAGTTTTCTTACGCAACCGTGTATTACGTTCTGCTGTTTCGTATAACTCTTGAAACTTTTCTTGGTTATTAAAGAATGCATCATATAATCCAGGAACATCAGGTGGTGAGAACAAAGTAATGTTTCCACCAGATAGTAATCTCTCATACATTAATTTGTTAAACTGTACACCATAGTCCATGTGTCTAACACGGTTTTCTTCTGTACCTTTGTTATTTTTGAGGACAAGCATGTCTTCAATTTCTAAATGCCATAAAGGATAATATAGTGTCGCCGCTCCGCCTCTTACTCCACCTTGTGAGCATGATTTAACTGCTGATTGAAATAATTTAAAGAAGGGGATAACGCCTGTGTGAGTTGCATCTCCATTCCTAATAGGCGAACCTATTGCTCTAATACTACCTGCACCTATGCCTATGCCTGCCTTCTGGCTTACATACTTTACTACGGCGCTTGTAGTTGCGTTAATGCTGTCTAAACTGTCACCTGTTTCAATGAGTACACATGAGCTAAACTGTCGCTGTGGTGTTCTAACACCTGCCATTACTGGCGTAGGTAAACTAATGTAATGCGTACTGATTGCATCATAGTAATCTTTAACAGTTTGTAGTCTTGTTTCTTCTGGATATGCACTAAACAATGTTGCAGAAATCAGCATGTAAGCAACCTGTGGGGTTTCAAATATCTCCCCCGTATTACGATTTTGTACCAGGTATTTCCCTCTAAACTGTTCCATTGCGGCATACGTTAAACTTTCGTCACGCTCGTGTACAATGTAGTCACTTAGTTCGTCGATTTCGTCTTTAGTGTATAGTTCTAATATTTCTGCATCATAAAACCCTCTGTTAATATTATCCTGAATAATATCACACAAACAAGGTGGTGTAAATGTACCGTACACTTGCTTACGCAAATGATAGTTAATAAGTCTACCAGCAACAAACTGATAGTTAGGGGTTTCTTCTGTGATTAAATCTGCGGCACTTTTGATTAGTGTTTCTTGTATTTCAGCACTAGTAATGCCAGTATAGAATTGGATGTGGCTCTTAATCTCAACTTCTGATTCACTAACGCCTGTAATATCTGCACAGGCGTGGAACACGACTTTATGCAGTTTGTCAAGTTCTAGCGGTTCTTTTCTACCGTCTCTCTTGCTAATTAAAATTTCTTTTGACATTCATGTTCCTGTGTGTGAATTAGTTTTATGCTAAATGTTATTATACATGTTACTATTTAGTTTGTCAAGCATAAAGTTTATCTAGTGTTATTATACTTTTATTGAACGTAACAGAATTGTCTCTAACATATTCTTCGGAGTGGGTTTCGCCTGCAATAAAATTAAAAAACTTACCATCTACTTCAAATATGGCTCCTTCTGCTCCTGTTATGTGATTACTTATCATTTCAAATGGTACAGAATTTGACTTTATGAAGCCCAAGTTCTGTAAGGTAGATGCTATAACAATTGACAAGCCTGTAGTACAGAATAAGCCGTCTTTAACTATATCAAAGACGTTAGGCCAATCCCGGGGATTATAATAATCAAGGTGTCGTTGCTTAGTTTTAACACTCTTAAACCCTAACGCAACATCTAAAAGAGTGCCGTCTTCTGGGAAGTCATTTCTAAAGGTACGCCATGCACGAAGTCTGGCATCGCCGTCCTGGGTATTTGTAAACATAAATTCCTATTTAACTGAGTGCGGACCAACGATCTTGGACATATTTAAGTTTTAGTTGTACACCTACATTATGCGTAATATTAGTGCTAGATTCTGCTTCTAACTGATTATTAACTAAGTATATACTTACAAGTCCTGCCGCATTCATTTGGGCTCTGAACTTAGGCTCAACTAATTGGTTAACATGAGTAGTAATTTCAGAATGACTTGAGAATGAATCATTAAAAATAACAGCGTTTGCAGTATCGGCAAATTCTTTTCTGCCTGCAATAGTCCATACACCTGTTCTAATGTACTTATTTGCTGATGCTAATGTTGATTCTTGCATACTATAATCTACTTTGTATACGTTGTATGTACTTCCAGTATCAAATGATGCAACAAGTCTTGCTGAACTTAAATCACTAGAAGAAACTCCGCCCGATCCTGGTATACCGTTATCGCCTGGTAACAAAATAATCTGCTCCATGCTGTTATAACTAGTAATTTTATTACCAAATGATGCGGCTTCTCTTGTAGAAATCTCAATATTGTTTTTAAGATTAACTAAACCTCTTGAACCTTTGTTAGTATCAAGTAGTTTGTCGTATAAACTTGTTCCGTATATTCTGTTAGTAATATCATTAAATATGCCAGCTTCTTCTCTACTACCAAATGTTATTTCATTGAATGTGTTATCAATTGCTAAACTATATTGTGTAGAAATGTTAGTACTTTTAGGACTTAGTGTTGCATAAGTTGTACTATCACCTGGGAATACGTTACTGAATAAGTTAACATCTCTGCTATTAACTGTTGTGTTCAGCCAAGTTTCAAATTTTGCTTTAACTGTATTGTTTGCTCTATCGTAAAACTTATCGGTTAAACCTAGCACAGACAATGTTGCAGTTGTTTTATCTTCAAACAATGTAAATTCTAAACCACCTGTGCTTACTGAAGCGTATGCTGGTCTCTGTGAAATGTAAACAGCATTTAATACTTTGTCTGTTTGGGGTATCCAATTAAGTTGTGGATAAATTTGTACGTTTGCGCCAGCAATTGGTACAAGGTTTTTATTAACTGTAGTAATAGCACTAGCAACTGTTGTGTTTGCTGACAAGTCTATTCCTAATACAGGTACTGCTTTAAATGATGTTGAACCAAAAGACAATGCTGACCTAGGCTCAATACCAACGCCAGATGCAGAAATTAATCCACCTGCGCCTGATTCTGTTAGCAGTTGTGCCGCTGTTGCCATATTAGCTACAAGGTTTTCTACATAAAAAGTATCAGTAGTTATATCAGCCGCTGTACTCTTAATATCGTAATTTACACCAGTAACTAGCACCGTAGGACCTGTTGCTCTAACAATTGAAGTTCCTGTGCTAATACTATGTGCTTCTGATATTACTTGTATTGTTTTGTTTACATCTGCTGAAGCACTACCGTGGTTTACATACTTAATACCGCCTGCGGCAATATTTGCTGTAAATGTTACGTTTGAATTACCTGATAATATATCATTTGTGTTAACTCTAATTGTAAAATGACTTTTGGCTTTAGATGCAACAACTTTAAACAATGTATCATGTAGTTGACATGCACCTGCATCGCCTAAGTTATCAATAATACGAACATAGTCATTAACTTTAACTTCATTTGTTTTTAATGTTGCATCGTAAATTCTAATAACGCATGTAGTTGGGGTAGCATTTGTAAATCCGTTACCTGGGTATGCTGAATCAACTTCAACATTTGCACCTGCTGACCTTGATACTGTGTAAGGTAATGCTGGCATAGAAATAGTAATAGCTGAGCCGCCAATTCCTGATACAGGAAACTTAGCTCTACTTAGATATTCATTTTCGTTACCTGTTGTTCCTACTAGCATTACATCAGAATACTTGTACACACCTGCCGTGGCTGTTGTTTGGAACTTGCCTGCATCTGATGAAGAACTAAATGTAATAACATAGCTTTCTCCATCATTGGAAGATATAACACTAGTTAACGCTGATGTCTCATCTTCTCTAGCAACATATAGTTTACCTAGTGTTAAGCCTGTTGTTGCTGTTATGTTAGCACCATCGGCTGTACTTGTTATATGAATCATATCCATACCAACGTAGCCAACGCCAGTTGATTTACTTATTTGAATATTCTCTTTCTTAAATTGCTTGTAAGTAGGTAATAGTCCAGAATCCCATAATGTAGTATTCTGATAAAAACTTTGTAAAGGAACATGTGGAGAAATGTTACCTTTGTGTGATCCTGATTCTACACCTGCTATTGCTGAAATAACATTTGCATTTGAATAGTATGTAAGTGCGACCGAATCGTTTACAGATGGTATAGTTCTCATTGTTAAAGTATGAGAGCCTACACTTGAAATATTGCTACCGTCTATTGCAAAATCAACATTTGCTCCAGGGGTAAATGTTGTACTTGTAGATTCTCCAGACTGTTTAATAGAATTTTTAACTACTGTCACATCTTGTGAATGGAATGCTACATCAGTAAACATATTTTTTTGATGTTTAGGTACAAACGATACTGCTGTACCACTTGCTAATTCTGATATTGATTGGTCAATAGTAATAACATAGTAATTATTTGAAGAATGTTTTGCAACTGTATTAACTTTTGGTCTTGTTCCTGCATAACCTGAGATAATAATTTCATCGTGTACTCTAATATTACCAGTGGTATCGAGACCACCTACTATAGTCACTTGTATTTCAAAACTTCCTGCTGTTTTTGTTGCACTTAATGTTGATGCTATTGTGGCTGTAGATATTGGAGAGAAAACAGGGTAAGAAGAATCAGAGAAAGCACTTGCGACTACACCTGATAAAATACTTCTAGCATCTGTTGGTTGCCAGCTTTTAACTTTACTAATAGCATCAAACTCACCTTCAACAAAACGTACACAAGGAACGTTAAATGCAATAATGTTATTGTTAGCAATACTTGCCACATGAGATTTTGCACTTAAAGTATTTTCATAGTAACTTACACTATGATAATCTGATGTTGCTGGGTTAGTAGGATCACCACCAATATAGAGCTGTCTACTGTCTGTAGCCAGTCCAATTTCTCCAGGCCGTAACGGCTGAGGAAGATCTTGCTTAAGACCCCTGCGGTGTTGTATTCTCGATACTATTGTTTTGTCGTTATCTGCCACTGTTAATGTCTCCTTACTTAACAGTATTTATCACATCTAGCAACTATGCTTTATTATAATAGTCTGCTAATCGTGAGGCCCACTTGTGGCAGTACTCTTCGAATTCGTCGCCTTCGATAATAAAGTCAGCATATTTGCCTTCTCTATCAACCATTAATATAGCAACTTGTTTAATATTTGTGTCAAACATCTCGTTATGTGCTAATGCGTATGCACAACCTTGCATAAAGTAATCGTCGATCCACTCACGCTTTTTAATTTTTTTAGAAGTTTTAAAGTCAATAATGCTCTCTACACCATTAAACATACCAACTGCATCACTTGTACCTGCATATAATCCTTTAGCAAGTAAGGCTACTTCTACTCCCCAAACTTCATTAACTTGGGATAAACCTTTATTAACCATTTCATCTAGCATGGTTCTAGCTAGTATACTGATATGGTTGTTGCCTTTAATCTCATAGTCTTCAAGTAAAACATACTTCTCTAAGGCATTATGTACTTTAGTACCAAGTCCTGCGGCTTCTTTGCTAATACGGTTAGCTTCTGCATCACCGACACGTTTGCGCCAGTTGATTAATGCTGTTTTGTCGCCAGTCTCAGATAGGACTGTAGTTACACTAGGAACAGGAACATTGTCGTCCCCTGTGTATTGTCGTTGTCCTGATTTTGCTGTTACTCTTTTGAGAGTTGGGTAAGTAAATTTTTCTACAAGCATTGAATATACCTTTATTGAATAACAACCATTATAGCATGATTATTGTGTTTGTCAACCTTTTTACACTCTATTTGGGTTTGTAGTAATATGGATTTAATCCATCTGTTTTAAACAATATGTATTCTGCGATACGTTTATGAGCCTCTTTATTTGGATGGCATTCATTAGGTGCAATGTAATCATACTGCCCTATTGTACTTATAATTTCCTCATTAGGTATTAGTGTTGTATCTATGCCGCCGTCTGGGAAAACATTATCTCCAAATATGTGTTGTAGCATATTTGTATGTGCTGGAGAAATCCATTTGCTATCTGGTACAATGTTTACTTCAGGAACAAGATTCATTCCTGTCCACAATGGTATAATCTTAAGTTTAATATAATTTGCTTTGCACAAACAATATATAGAATTTAAAATCATATTAGCATCAAAGTCTGCAAACTCTGGTAAGTTTTTTGATTTTTGAAAGTCTAACAGTTTTCCTCTAGAATATTGCTTAATACCTTGGAAGTGATGTCTCTTATAATTATAGTCAATGCCAAAGCCTCTAGTTGATGCTGTTGTTTGTAAGAAAAAAGTATATTCGTTTTTGTCATTAAACTTGTTATTAGCAAACCAATTACACATCTCAAAGTATGCAAATTCGTAACTGCCGCCAGCAATACCAAAGTTTTGATAAGTCGCACCTCTGTGCTTTGATACTAATGCAGGATATGAATCGATTGGGTTTTGGGTGTTGTCTCTAAAATTAGGGAAACCAGTTTTAGTGAATGTTCTAATTTCAGATGAAGATAAGTTACTTGGGAGTTCGCTACCGATAGTCCAACTATCTCCGAACCATATGTCAATACGTTCCATACGCATATTTATAGTAATTAAATGTTAGAGGTTATGAATCCTGACAGATATTCTGCAAAACTTTCATGTGTTCTAGGACCAAAATGCCCATCTGCAACTGAATCCAAATAAAAATCTACTAAACTTTCAGTGATATAGGGAATATTTGTCCAGTCAAATATGTATTGATCTATAAACTCTTTTTGTTGTGTCCATACACCTGGAATATTAATGCATACACCATAGTTGCTAGTAACATAAGAATTTGCAATGGCTATGTTTGTTTTTGCGTCATACAAAGATTTTTCTTCTGTCCAATATTTTGTATAATATTGAACAATATGATTATCTTCTGATGAACTACAAAAAGTAGATAAGTCATTTTCACTATTTCTCATTTTACCTACTCTGCTTGGCTCTGGCCATAATACGCACACAATATCATCTTTTTGAATCTTTGTCTCTAGTATGCGACTTGCAGTATCACAAATAGATGTGCCACCAAATCCTAAGTTTTGATATTGTGAATTTAAACGATTTGCTGTTAAAGTTGGGAAAGTTTCTTTTGAATATGTACCAAAACTTGCAGTATGGTCTAAGCCTGAAAGGCCGTTTCCTTGAACAAAACTGTCACCAAAGAAAAAAAGTTTCTTCACTGGATTTACCAGCTTATATTCCAGGTAATAGTATCTGTGCTTACTAAGTTTTGAGCTACTTTAACTCCGTACCCTAAGTCTTTAAAATACTTAGAAACGTATGTAACTTGATCTTTTTTAGTAGCGTCTGTTGTGATATTAAAGTATGCCTTATAGTATGTGTTACTATTAGTCATTGTAGTACCAGTTGAAACATTTGCGTATAAAACGCCAGAATCAACATTAGCCAGTACGGCAGTTTCAATACTGCGTACCTCTGAATGAATTACTGAGTTGTTTCGTGTATCTTTACGGGCAGTTGCCGCATTAGAAAATATAGTTGCCATTATAAATCTGCCTTAATGTCTTTCATGGCTTGATTGCCAGCCATTTGTCCAACGTCAACTGTGTCTTCTGGGTCTGTGTCTATATCTGACGGTAAATCGCCATTTGCTCTAATTGTATCAGCATCAACACTACTAGCATAACCACTATCGTTAATGGCTTTAACTAATGTTCCTGTATTCAATACAAGACCAGTGTTTGCTTCTAATTCTGCTTTAAATGTTTCAGTAGGAATATCTTCTGGACCTTCGTCGTCAGCAATGTATCTACTAAGCAAGTCCTGAACTGCTATAATTAGTTCGTTTCCGGCTCCTGAATTTTCAGAACCTGTTACTTCTGAAATGAGCATTATTTAAACCTCTGCTCTACCTAATGGCTCTTCTGCCGGTCCTGCCATAGCTGGAATATTATCTGCAACTGGCTCATCCATGCCCATGTCATCTAGTCCTGGTGAACCCATGTCACCGCCTAAATCTGCGCCTAAATCACTTGTGTCACCTAATCCGCCTACCATTTCACCACCTGTTAATCCAGTAATTGCTAAATCTAATCCACCTTTAAGTGCTTTACAAGCCTCTAAGTGGGCTGATAGTAATTGTGAAGTGCTGTCTGCAAACGATTGAGCAGTATCGGCACCCATTTCAGTTCTCATAGAATCTGAAATTGCTGGTATATCTTCATTTACCATTCTGCCAATTCTTTCTACTTATCTTGGATATCGTCAGCTAACGCTCTAACAGCCATAACAACTTCTGCTTCTTCAACATTAACTTCTTCGTTAATCATTTCGTCTATTATATCATCAAACATGCTTTTCTCACTTTCTTGTATTTCTTCGTCACTAGTATCACCAGTTACACTATAAACCGTTCCATCAACTTCAAAAGAATCTTTGCCTTGGGCAATAGCATCTTTTCTAGCACCTGTAAATTTGTTTTGCTCTGCAATTTGCTTACCAAACATTTGTATACCTGTTTGGACGGACTCTACTTCTAGTCCATTTAGGAAACCTACAATAGAGTCTCTGCTCTTTCCAGATACTTCTGAAAAAGTTTTTAACTTTTCTTCTATTGCGTTATAATTTTCCATTGTCTCAAGCTCAATACCAACTTCTTTAGCAAGTTCACTTAAAAGTCTTGCACTCATATCAGTTTCTGGTAAACCAAGTTCTGCTTCAATTGACTCATGTGGTTCACCACATGATTCTTCGAACTTGCCAATTGCTGACATAACCATTGTTTCAGTAACAGAGTCATCATAACAATGAGTCTGGTCTGCACGAACTTCATTCATACATTGACTTCTTGCTTCTTCAGACGTGTAACCTGAATTACACAATTCCGTAATACGTTCATCAATTTTTGCCGCTAACGCTTTGTAGCCTGGGCTGGACTCGTAATACCCCTCAACAATCATTGTCTCTGAAAGATCTCTTAGGCTTAGATATTTTGCATAATCTGGCTCTAGTTGAAACTTCTTGTTACTTCCTCTAATTTTGAATAGTGCCTTTTTGGCTGTCTCGTTAATTTTCATTAACTTTTCGAGGTTGACTGTTCCTGGATTGATTTTTAAACCAAATTGTTCAGTTAGCATTTTATTTAATTTAGCTATCTTACTTGTTGGTGTTTGATTAAATTCATTCAAAAACATAGTGATTTCCTAGTTATAGTTAGTTCTTACACTTATTTATCATAATCGAAAGATTTACAATTGATGTTTAAGTTCTTCCGATACAGATCTTAATTTAATAAGGGTTTCGTGTAGTCTAACAAATGCAACATCACGCATAAAGTCTTTATCAGTTACTTTTATAGTGTGTTTATGGAATATTGACTCAGTAAATAAATCAGCATACCTATCTAATAATCGCTGTGTTCTGATCATTTGCATCTCACTAATATCGTATGATGCCTTGGGGTTAGTAGATGCGTTTAGACGTACACACAGCGTCTGTGCTGTATTCTTTTGCAGTATATGTGTAAGTACCACCTTTTTCTTTAAAGCCTCTGTTACATTGAAGTAATTGCCAGCCACAGTTTTAGTAACAACAAATACACCTCTTTTAGCGACCTTACCTGCTAAGGTATCCAACTGTCCTGCTAGGTGTGTTTTTTGTTGTTTGTTATACTTCTGTTTTTTGTGGGTATATTTTGTAGCCAACTTTTCCTTCCTTTGTAGTTACTTTACGAATGACGTTTTGCTTATACATTTCTTCTACCATATGCAAAGTGTACTCGTCTAATGTATTTATATCTAAAAATTTGGTTAGGTCGATTTTGTTGAATAGGTCTGACTGAGATCTTGAGATAAAACTTAGATGTCCGTCTTTACATTTAACTGCTTTCATTATGGACTCACTATCTCAAAGTCGTCTTCTGCTCTACTACTAGCACTTCTACCACCATGTTGTACAGCGGCTTTAGTTTTAGCACTATGCTGATCCATAGCGGTTACTTTATAAGTTTTGCCTGTAGGCGTATGCTTAACTTTATAGTTTTGGGATTGTTCGTTTGTTTTTCTTTTTGATTTTTTGCTCTTTGCAAAAACACTTGGATTAGGTCTTTTTTGCATGCCGCCCATTGGTTGGGCAACAATGGCAATACCACCGGAAGTTGTTTCATTAATTATATCATTTATTAACATAGTAGTATTTACCTTAATTGGTTTTTAATTTTGTTGTAAGCAGGTTCTCGTATTACCCATTCGCCATTTTTAATGCTGAATCCCATAATTTTTAAATCAGCATTAGAATATGATCCTGACAAATGTAAGTTCTTAAACCATATTAGTTTACCCCAGTTGCCTTTATCTGGAGCCTTCATTGGATTCTTACTGCGTTGCATAGGCGGACTTGGACGTTCTTGTCTTTCAATATCTAAATTCTTAAAGTAGCCTTCTTCAAAAGGACTAAGACGTTCCACAGCGGACCATGGTCCCCAATGTTTATGTTTCCTAACCATTTCAGCAAACGTTTTATAATCATATTTTTTTATATTTGTAGGATCTGCAATGCCATAATAAATAATTTTATCGCCGTTTGTTATTTTATTAATGTTAGAACCGTGATTGTCTGATACATCGTTTACTTTTGCACCATCTTCTATCCAAGCATGTCCATAAGTATTACCTTGTTGTCCACCTATTCTAGGAGTTATATCTGCATGTACTAACTTTGCTGTTTTATTACCTGCTCTAGCAAGTTCCATAAATTCTCTTCCAGATGCTTCGTAGCAATTCCCATCATTTCCTTCATATACACTTGCACCAAAGTCTACTTTAGTTTTTTTCTTTTTCTTTTTCTTTTTAG